AGAAAATTTCTGAAATGATTAAAAAGGCACAGAAAGATTCAGAACAAATGGTATTTGACCTTATTGAAACACGATTGAAAGAAAATCTTGCGGCCGATACAATTTCAAGAATGAATATTCCTGGCATCCTGAGACAGTTACAGGAACAGGCTAGTAATGTCATTGAAGCGGCAGATGAGAATAAAGGAGGGATGCCTTATCAATAAAGTAATTTTAATGGGAAGACTTACCAGAAATCCAGATGTGAGATATTCACAGGGAGAGAAGGCAACGTGCGTAGCAAGATATACTTTGGCCGTAGACAGAAGATTCCACAGAGAAGGTGAGCAGAATGCAGATTTCATCAACTGCATAGCCTTTGGTAGACAAGGAGAATTTGCTGAGAAGTATCTAAAACAGGGTACAAAGATTGTCATTTCTGGAAGAATCCAGACAGGAAGTTATACTAATCGTGATAGCGTTAAAATTTATACAACAGAGATTGTCGTAGAAGAACAGTATTTTGCAGAGAGTAAAAATGCATCGGATGGCAGAGGACAATATCAGAATACACAGAAACCAAGTATTCCAGATCCATCTGCGGCAGATCAGCCGCCATTGCAGGAAGGTTTTATGACAGTGCCAGAGGGAATTGAAAAGGAACTTCCGTTTTTATAAAAGGAGATATTAATAAATGATTGATTTAGTAGTCGCTTTCTTATTGGGACTTTTTATTGGCGGTCCAATTGGAACTATCTGCATGGCTTTGTGTGTAGCGGCAGGAAAAAATAATTCTGATGATTAAGAAGAGGTTTATGACAAATGAAATTCAAAGGGAAATTATCAGGAATTAATCGAGATATCATCACAAGAAAAATAAATATTACATTTGATACTAACGAAGACATCACAGCTTATATAGATGATCTGAGGGAGACTGATTTATCTATTGAAGTAAAGAAACACCGAAAAAGCCGTTCTTTGGATGCAAATGCCATGTTATGGGCTTGCCTGGGAGAGATTGCAAAGGTATTAAGAGTAGATAAATGGTCTGTGTATCTCATGATGCTCAAACGCTATGGAGAATACACCTATATTCTTGTGAAACCAAATGTAGTCGAAGCCATGAAATCACAGTGGAGAGAGTGTGAGGTAGTAGGAGAAACTGTTATAAATGGCAAAAAGGCGGTGCAGATGCTTTGTTATTTCGGGAGCAGTACATATAACAGCAAGGAGTTTTCTGTTTTATTAGATGGTGTTGTATCTGAGATGCAAGAGTTGGGACTACAGCCACCTCCATCTGGAGATATGAAAAGAAGTATTGAAGCATTAGAACGAAAAGAAAGGAGAACCAATGGCAAAAAAGAGAAGTTGTCGTAGAACAGCAGAAGAAGATAGACAGCATGATATAGCAGTAAAGATTCGTAAAATGACAGATAAGCAGATTGCGGACCTGGTGGAAGGTAAAATGTCAACAGAAAAACCAGATCCGGCAAAGAAATATACAAGAGAAGACCTTGATAAAGAATTTTTAAAAGGACATACCATTGGAAAGTCCGAATATGAACAGATGGTAAAAAGCCTGCAGAGACAGATCGAAAGCTTAACCAGAGTGAAGGGAGCAGCAGGAAGAGCATTGACAAGAGAGCAGATTAGAAAGCTTCCCAAAGAGCAACAGGCAGTTGCCAAAGGATTCAATAACTCCTTACTTAGTCAGCAGCAGATTAATAAAATCAAACGAGAGACTACGGAGAAAGTAGCAGACAGGGCTTTTGGTTTAGCTGTTGCGGTTGTGACGAATGTTTTAAAGGAAGACTATTGGAAGAAAACATATAAGAAGAAAATGGCAGGTTTTATTCATGCCTGCCTGGAGAAGAAAAAGAAGATTGACAGTAATATCATGAAGCAATATATCCAAGAGATTAATGAGTTATGTGGTGTAGATTTGATGGGAGATAAGTTATGAAGTACAAGACAACGGCAAATTTAATATTAAGAAAGTCCGCAGCTAAGAAATCTTTAAAGATTTTTACGATCGGAAAAGGAAAAATTGTAAAAACTCTTAATAATACTATCCGATGGGACGGAAATTTACCTTATGTAAAGGTGAAATACAATAAAAAGATAGGGTATGTATGTGCCAAATATTTAAAGGGATATGTTATCAAGTCAGAAAAAACGACAAGTAAAGCGTATCCATTAAACCTTCATATTAGCAATGGTACTTCTGAAATGCTGGATATTAAAGTTCCGCAGCAGGATGCATTTGGAGAATGGCTTGATAAGCATGGTTGTAGTATCGTGGCGGCCTGCATTGGATTACAGCTTAAAGGGATTTTTAAAAGTCCATCTGAATTATACAAAGTAGCTGCAAAAGATTATAAAAGATTTATGCCAAATAAATTAACCCTGTATGGTACATCTCGCCTTTTAATGCGTTACATTAAAAACGGTGTATCCTATCATGAATTGAAGAGTAACACCGGTGCGGAAGATCTAAAACGAATTGATGCAGCGGTCAGAAATGGGGATTTTGTTTTAATAGAGCAGAAGAATCCGATTCATACGAACATTATTGTTGGTCGTTCCGGCGGTAGAACAGTCATTGCGACTAACGGAACAATAAAGTATACCACAGTCACAAAATTAATTAAAATTGCTTCTCATAATGCAACACATAATGGATATATCATCATAAAGAAATAAGATTACATGAAACGGAAATGTTCAATATGTGGAGAAGTGAAAGAAGAATTATATTTCAGATTTATGAATCAGTGCGGAAGATATAATTCTTACTGCAAAAAGTGTGAAAAATGGTATATGAGAAATTATATGAAATCCTATAGAGAAATCAGGAGAAAGTGAAGATGGGAGAAATGATAATTGATGCCTTTGCCGGGGGAGGCGGGGCAAGTGTGGGGATTGAAATGGCTCTTGGCAGACCTGTAGATATAGCAGTAAATCATGATCCGGATGCAATCTTGATGCACAAAACAGTGCATTTAACGGAAGATATCTTTAAAGTAGATTTAAAAAAGTATACCAAGGGACAACATGTAGCCCTTATGTGGGCGAGTCCGGATTGCACATCTCATAGTAAAGCAAAAGGAGGCAAGCCCCGCGAAAAGGGGCTGAGAATACTTCCATGGGCGGTATACAAACATGCGAAAGTGATTCTTCCAGATGTAATTATGATGGAAAACGTTGAGGAGATACAACAGTGGGGACCTCTGGATGCAAAAGGATATCCAATTCCAGAGAGAAAGGGAGAGGATTATAAAAAATTTATTTCGGCAATGAAAAGTCTTGGTTATATTTTTGATTGTCGTGAGCTGGTAGCGGCAGACTATGGTGCGCCAACCACGCGCAAGCGATGGTATGCAGTGTTTCGGAGAGATGGCAAGGAAATTAAATGGCCAGTACAGACGCATAGCAAGGACGGGACAGATGGACTGAAAAAATGGGTTCCAGTATCTAGTGTATTGAATTTAAGAGATTTGGGAAAATCCATATTTGGAAGAAAAAAACCTCTTGCCAAGAATACTATGAATCGTACAGCTAAGGGATTAGAAAAATTTGTTTTCAATAATCCAGAGCCATTTATAGTACAAGTAAATCATAGTGGGGATAATTTCAGAGGTCAAAACATTCATGAGCCAATGCCGACAATTACAGGTAAACATGGATTTGGAGTTATCACTCCATATGTTATTCAGTATCATTCCGAAACAACAAAGGATGGTGTGAGAGGACAAAATATTGCCGCTCCACTACAAACAATAGATACCAGTAATAGATATGGTTTGGTGATTGCATTTCTTGAAAAATTCTATAAATCTGGAATAGGACAAGCATTAAGCGAACCATTACATACAATTACGACAAGCCCCGGTCATTTTGGGCAAGTATCTGTATTAGCGGTGAAGTGGGAAGAATTAAAAAGAGCCGGTATTGAACAAGAAGTAGCTCAAAAGGCTACATGGGTGTCACAATTTATAATGGAATATTATGGTTGTGGGATAGGCTCAGCAATCAATGAACCGCTACATGCCATAGTGACAAAAGACAGATTTGCACTGATTACAATTCTTGGAGATGAATATGCAATATTAGATATTTATCTGCGGATGTTGCAGCCAGAAGAATTGAAATTAGCACAGGGTTTTCCAAAAGATTATATCATTGATCGTGATTATAACTGGAAACCGTATCCTAAGTCAAAACAAGTGGCAAGGATAGGAAATAGTGTAGTGCCGATTATGGCACAGAAATTGGTAGAAGTCAATTGTGGGTATCTAAAGCAAGGGGATAGAGCAAGAGGCTTAATTATTTACAGAGACCAGAAACAGATAAGATTTGCATAGGAGGGATGAGAAGTGAGTAAGTGGATACCAATTGAAAAACAACCATATAATGGACAGCGTGTGCTTTTATCATTTGCAAATGAGAAGCAGAAGCCGCTTGTAGGCACTTGGAAAGTAGATGATGAGGGAGGAGCTTTTTATGCTGTGGCTGAAAATTTGACTGGAGCGAGATCGACAAGTGATTGGAGGTATAAAAGATGGATTATCAGAAAATTTATGAAGCACTTAGGACGATAAAAGCAGTATGTGAAAATTATAATAGTAATACAGATATTGATTGTTGTGAGAAGTGCCCATTAGGGAGAGCAAACGGCACTTGCTGCGTAACCGGAAAAGTTCCGGAGTGTTGGAATTTAAGAAAACTGGATCCCGTTATCAGATTAATGGAGTAGAGACTATGAGCCACGAATACAGAATTTTAGAACGTATGCTCATTGAAGGACAAATAAGCCGTCAGGAATTTAAAGAGAGAATAGATGCTGAATACAATAAATTGGAGCATGAACTTATGAGTGACATCATTACGCCGGACGAGCAGGTTGAAAGATACAATGCATTGATGGAGTTGGAGCCGCAACCGTTTGGACCACCGGCATTACATGAACATATTTGAAGGAGTGATAAAAATAAAGAGCCTTTTAAGATACCCTGGAAGTAAATGGAGGATTGCTAGTTGGATACTCTCTTATTTTCCAGAACACCGTAGTTATCTGGAGCCATTCGTTGGCTCCGGAGCTGTATTTTTTTCTAAGCAGCGTTCAGACATAGAAACGATTAATGATTTGGATGGGGACGTTGTTAACTTATTTTATTGGGTGAAACATGACCCAGAAAAGCTGGCATATGAAGTATATTATACTCCATATGCACGACAGATATATGATAATGCATATTTACCAAATGATGATGAAAACAGTTTGGATAAAGCAGTCAAATTTTTAATTCGCTTGAACATGGGCTATGGTTATCGTACTACGGAGGCTAAAGTTGGATGGAAAAATGATGTGCAAGGAAGAGAAAAAGCATATGCAGCTTTAGATTGGAAAAGCCTACCGGATAGAATTATTGAAGTAACAGAACGACTTAGAGGAGTACAGATTGAGAACAGACAGGCCGTAGATGTCATTTCTAAGTTTAATTATGAAAATGTATTAATTTATTGTGACCCACCGTATCTGCTCGATACACGAAGTGGTGGAAAACAGTATAAAAATGAAATGACAGAAAGCGACCATGAACAATTATTGTATATGTTAATGGAACATAAAGGGTCAGCTTTAATTAGTGGGTATGAATCGGAGTTATATAATTCATTATTGAAAGATTGGCATAAAGAAAATAAAATGAACTATTCTCAAGCAGGAAGTAAAAAACAAGAAGTGTTGTGGATGAATTTTGAACCGCCAGAACAGTTGTCAATTTTTGATTTAGTTACAGAGGAGGATAAAGCCAGATGAAACAGCTTAGTCTTGAAGATATCGATCTTGATACAATCCCAATTAAAGTATTGCAGGATGTTGACAAAAGGATTGCTGACTGGAAGGCAACTGGAGGTAAAGACTCTGATGCGTACATTCAGAACCAGTTGAGATATTTGAAGCGGGTAGAAAACGCAGTGAATGATATAATATCTGAAAGGAGAAAGTAGGATGAAAAAAGCAAAAATAATCAAGGTATGGCCAACGGCGCATACAGAGATTAGATTACATATTTCTGAGGAAATGTTAGAAGATTGTGAAAAGTGCTATCTGTCAGGAGGAGAGGAACGATGTAAAGAATGTAGCTGGGATAAAATAAGACTTGAACCAGGAAAAGGTTGTGGCTTTGAATGTTTTGAAGCTGATATAAGAAGACAACTTGGATTAGAGAATAAAAAGAATGATTTCATGGAGTCTCGAATGGAATGTGTTAAAAAGCTACTTGGAGAGGATGAACTGTTATTACAGATTGCCGAAGAATGTAACGAGCTAGGACAGGCAGCTTTAAAATTGAGAAGAGCAAAGAATGGATTAACACCAGTATCAGTGGAAAAGGCACATAAGAAGTTTCTTGAAGAAATTGCAGACGTAGTATTATGTTTAGATGTGCTTGGATTTGGTGAAGACCTCATTACTATTTTAAATATAATGGATTATAAACTTACCAGATGGAAAGCAAGATTAGAACATTAACAGGCATAAAGAATAAGACAGAGCAGGAAAGAAGGTGGTAACCATGGATAAGCAGCCCTGGGAGCGGATGTCAGGTGAAAGTGCAATAGCTTATAAATATTTTGAGGCGTATTTGCAGATGGATACAACCGAAAGGTCTATGGATGCTGTAGGGAAAAAATATGGAGTAACACAAAAAGCAATAGAAGCTCATGGATTAAGGCATAACTGGACAGAAAGAGTAAAAGCATGGGAAGATGAACAATCTCGTATAGCTAGAGAACAACATCAAAAAGAAATCATTGAGATGAGGAATCGCCATGCAGAGTTAGCCAGAAAGATGATTGAAAAAGCAGAAGCGGCTGTAGAAAATATAGATCCTGAAAAATTGAATCCGGGTTCGCTCAGTAAGATTGTAGATGTTGCCGCCAAATTGGAGCGTATTAGCCGAGGAGACGTAGGAGAGGTCATAGAAGAAAGGGATGGTGGAAAAGTAGAACAGGCAGTTACATTTTACATACCGGATAATGGAAGAGAGAAGGAGGGGTAGTTATGCCGATATCCTTTAAAAGCGAGAGAAAGAAGCTATTAAAGCAGATGTATGGAGATGTAGCGGATGCCTACATTGAAGAACTTATTAAAAATAAACAGTTAACACCAGAAGAACAGGAAGAACGCCGGGGAGATGCAGAAGAATGGAAAATTGAATTTAAGGAACTTTTGAAGGATATATAAAAATACCTAGCCTATGGAGATACACCGCTTCACTATGTAAAATAAAGATATAGTGAGTGGTGTATCTCTTATTTTTATTATGAATATGCATTATTTATTAATAATTATGCAATGAATAAGAAAAAATACGGGGTTATATCAAAAGGATTGAATATTATTTGCATAAATGTAGGAAAGAGGGTGATAAGGAAATGTCAAAAGTGATTAAACCGCAGGAAGGACCACAGGAGGCATTTCTTTAGCTGTCTACCAGTGCAGATATTTGTATTTACGGAGGTTCTGCCGGGGGCGGTAAGTCATGGTCCATATTATTTGAACCATTGCGTCATGTAAATAATCCGCATTTTAATACAGTTATATTCAGACGTACTATGGCACAGATCACAAACTCTGGTTCCCTGTGGGATGCTTCACATAAATTATATAACAGTTATCCGGGTGCATATTCTGTCAAAACTCCACGCCCGAATTGGAGATTTCCCTCCGGAGCAAATATCATGTTTTCTCATTTAGAGAATGAAGATGATAAGTATCAATACCAGGGGGCAGAAATATGCCTGATTGAATTTGATGAACTTACACATTTTACCGAAGGGCAGTTCTGGTATATGGTATCACGTAACAGGTCAACATGTGGAGTTAAGCCTTATATTCGGGCAAGTTGTAATCCGGATCCGGATAGTTTTGTTGCTGATTTAATCTCATGGTACTGGGATTCTAAGACAGGATATCCTATTCCAGAGCGGAGTGGAGTTATCAGGTATTTTGCACGTGTAGATGAAGAACTTATGTGGGGAAATACAAGAGAGGAAGTATTAGAACTTCCAGGGGTTCGTGAAGGATATGAAGCAACAAAGCAGCGATTTAATGATATGGGATTAGAATACAATGTAAGTCAGTTCATTTTATCATTCACATTCATTGCAAGTTCAATTTATGACAACAAAGAACTTTTAAGAAAGAATCCTATGTATCTGACAAATCTACAGGCGATGGGCTTAGTAGAAAAGGAGCGGCTTCTAAAAGGAAACTGGTTAATTAGACCAGCGGCCGGATTAATGTTTAAAAGAGTACAGGTTACCATGCTTGAAAGTATCCCCGATGATGTAATCCGATGGGTTCGTGGTTGGGATTTAGCAGCTACAGAAAAAGATGAAAATGGAAAAGCGGCATTTACAGCAGGTGTGTTGATTGGAAAGAGAAAATGTGGTCGATGGATAGTTGCGGATGTGATCAATCAACAATTATCTGCTGATAAAGTACGGAAGATTATAAAAGACACCGCGGCCATTGATAAGGCGAAGTACAAGAAATATAAAGTACGGCTTCCACAGGACCCAGGACAGGCAGGAAAAGATCAGAAGCAGAATTTTATCAAAATGCTAGCTGGTTTTTCAGTCATTGTAGAACGTGAATCTGGAGATAAGGTAACGAGAGCGGAGCCGATGTCTGCACAGTGGCAGGCAGGAAACTTTGATGTGCTGATAGCACCGTGGAATGATATGTATTTTAATCAATTGGAAGGTTTTCCAGAAAGAAATTGGAAAGACATGGTAGATGCTGGCTCGTCTGCTTTTGCAGAATTGGAAAGGATGAACGTAGCCGCTCCACCACCGGAGGATTTAGGAAATACGCAAGCAAGTTATTGGAGATAGGAAGAGTGAAACATGGCAAAGCATGAAGAAATCGGTCGGATAGGTCGAAAACAATATAGTGGTATCTTTTATGAAGAATTTGTAAAAGAGCTGTCTGGCGTAAGAGGAATAGAAGTATATAAAGAAATGTCAAATAATGATAGTACAATAGGAGCTATTCTTTTTGCTATTGAAATGCTTATCAGGCAGGTGAGGTTTACCGTTGAACCGGTAAGTAATACAGACAATGATAAAAAGGCAGCAGAATTTGTAGAGGAATGCATGAATGATATGCAAGATACATGGTCGGATACTATTAGTGAGATTCTTTCATTTCTTACATACGGTTGGAGCTATCATGAAATTGTATATAAGGTTAGAGCAGGACGGAAGCGGGACCCTGGATTATCTAGTAAATATGATGATGGTTTGATTGGATGGAAAAAGCTTCCGATTAGAGCGCAAGATACATTGTATGCATGGGTAGTTGATGAAAATACAGATGAAATCAAAGGAATGACGCAGGCACCGCCACCACATTTCCTTCATTTAACTATCCCTATTGAAAAGGCTCTTCATTTCAAAACTCGAAGTGCAAAAGGTAATCCAGAAGGACGCTCTATTTTACGTACCTGTTATCGGGATTGGTATTTTAAGAAAAGGATTCAGGAAATAGAAGGTATTGGTATAGAACGTGACCTTGCAGGATTACCGGTATTAACGCCGCCAGAAGATATGGATATTTGGGATACTACAGACCCGGATATGGTAAAAGCACTTGCAAGTGCAGAAGCGATTGTAACCGGAATACGCAGAGATAGCCGGGAAGGATTAGTTAAGCCGTTCGGATGGACATTTGAGTTACTGTCTACGGGTAGCCGCCGGCAGTTTGATACAAATCAGATTATTGAACGATATAACAAGAGTATGGCTACTACTGTACTGGCTGATTTCATTTTCTTAGGTCAGCAATCAGTCGGTTCCTTTGCTCTTAGTAGCAATAAAACAGAACTGTTTGCAACAGCAGTAGGAACATATCTGGATATCATCTGTGAAGTATTTAATAGTCAGGGGATTCCAAGGCTAATTGATATTAACGGGGATAAATTCAGTGGAATTACTGATTATCCTAAAATGACCCATGGTGATATTGAAAAACCAGATCTTGTGCAATTAAGTACATTCATCAAAGATATGGTTGGTGTTGGTGTATTTGTACCAGATGATGATTTAGAAGATTATGTGAGACGTGCGGCCAGCTTGCCTGAAAGGGTAGCGGAGGATACAGGAAGCCGCCCGGATATTAAAAACAAGGAAGAAGCAAACAGCACATATAAAGTGACTTCCTTACTTTCAAAGTATAAGAAAGGTGAACTTTCCAGAGCGGTGATCACAGACCTTCTGATGAAAATAAAAGTGAGTCCAGATAAAATAGAAACATATCTGAATGATATTGATGAGGAAAATGAAAAAAGCAAGATAGAGCAGGATGAAATAGATGCAGCCGAAGCAGAGAAAGCAAAGAAGGTCTTAAAACGATGAACCAAATATACAGAAAGAAGTCTTTTATTGTATTTCGTGCAGGTGATGGTTATATCATACATAATACGGAAAAATCATTCAAAAAGGGACATACACATATTAAAAATGTAAATACGGCAAAGTATATTGTTTCATTAGCTGCAAAGAAAATCCTGCCAAAGCATTTAAGTGATTATCTTTTAGTCAGTCTGTTGAGACTGGCTAATGATGATATATATACCGCAAAGATTGAAGAAATGCGGAAAAATCAACAAATTAGGAGGTCTAAAATGAAAACGTACATTGGAACAAAAGTAATCGAAGCAAAACCTATGAATCGCGGTGACTATAACAAGTATAGAGGATGGGAGATTCCGGCAGATGAGAATCCAACAGATAAAGGTTATCTGGTGAAATATCCAGATGGTTATGAAAGTTGGTCTCCTGCAAAAGTCTTTGAGGAAGCGTACAGCGCTTTTGATGGTAAAATGAATTTCGGTCATGCAATTGAACTCATGAAAATGGGGTACAAAGTTGCAAGAGTAGGATGGAATGGCAAAAAGCAATATATTCAGCTTGCATATGGGATTTCGTATAAGACACCAGATGGTGAAATTGTAAATTGTGAACATGAAGCAATCGGAAACGCAGCGGTGGCATTTGTTGGAACATCTGGTGTTCAGATGGGCTGGCTTGCATCCCAGGCAGATATGTTAGCGGATGATTGGATGGTAGTTGATTCAAACAGGTGATACAATGATTTTATTATATGAGGATATACAAAAAACAGCGGATGAATCCCATATAGCTCTTTCAAAGCTTCGCTCCTTTCTTGATACGAAGGAGCCGGAGCTAGTGAAGTTTCTTGTAAATCTTTGGAATAATCAAGGAAAAGCAATAACATTCAAGGAATTAAGAGAAGCGATTCTAAAAGGTTATTTAACAGCCGAATTTGTAAACGAATGGTACAAAGACTATTCGAAATATGTTGTGGACTATGTACAGCCACTTTTTATTGAAGCGATGGAGGCGGCAAACGAACCGATTATCCGAGAAAATTTATTATGGCATTTTGATAGTGACAGTCCTTCTGTCAAGTTGTGGAATGAGCAGAACGCCGCTAGATTTGTTACCTCAGTTAATAACGACCAGATTAAAGCTATCAGACACGTTGTGCAGCGTGCATCTCAATTACATGAGTTTAATGTTGATAGTCTTGCTCGTGTGATTCGCCCAATGGTTGGATTGAATTATCAACAGGCAAGGGCAAATATGAATTATTATGAAACATTGATAGAAAGTGGAGTAAGTGAGAAAAAAGCGATTGAACGAAGCATTAGATATTCTGCACGACAGAGCCGCTACCGGGCGCAGATGATAGCAAGAACGGAACTTGCTTTTACATTTAACCAGGGTACTTATGAAGGAACAAGACAAGCTCAGATGGCTGGAATATTAGGAGACACAATAAAAAAATGGTGTACTGCTGATGATGAAAGAGTATGTTCGTGCTGTGGTGGTCTGGAAGGAGCGGAAGTTGAAATGGATGCAGACTTTTATTTTGATGATGTAACTCGCATTAATCCTAAATTGCATCATCAGACAATAGGAAAAGTGCCACCGGCACATCCACATTGCCGCTGTACAGTTCTTTACATTGAAAAAGAACCACCTACAAAAGAAGATTTGGAACGTGCTAAAGATAGTCCATACATTATAAGAATCAATATGTAAAATAGAGCCGCCGATTAAAGGTGACTCTATTTATTTTTTGCCATAGCCCAACCAGTTACCGTTTAGATCATATTCTGAATGATTAGCAAGACTAAAATCTATAAGGTCTTTTTCTGTAATTGCTTTTCCGGCATATGTTCTTTGACCGTCCCATTCTGCTTTACGTTCATCTGAAAGAGCTTTTTTATATGCTTTTCCTGTTAATTCTGTAATTTTCATAGTGTTTCAATCCTCCTAAATGATTATATTAATCTGTATCCCTATTACACCATATCTATCAATATTTTGCTGAGAGTAGTATTTTTTCATCATATTTGGAGAAAAATCCTTGTCTATTATAATTGACTTCTCACAGAGTTTTTGTTTTAATTCTATAAAATTTTTTGCTCGATAAAGGTTTAAAACTTTTACTTGAATCGTTTCATGGGTTTCAATATTTTCAAATATGATAATATCTCCTGTTTGTATTTTGGACCGTCTTTCATCATACAATCTATATTCTATATTTTTACTTTTATTTTTAATAGCATTGAAGGGGTTGCTTTGTAGTTTCATATAATGATAATTTAGGGAATTGCTTTCTTCTTTTACTTCTTCCAATGACTTATTTTCAGCTAATGTTTGTCTATTATCAGTTATTATTCCGTTGTCAGTTAATTCATAAATCAGATTGCCATCTTCATCTTCTACGGTAACTCTGACAAATCTTACACCTTTTGCATATCGGTGACAATATGCAATTGCTTTATCTAAATCGCTCCATTCTTTCCATGTGCAATCCATTTCTTCTCCCTCAATTCTGCGAGGAAAAAATTGTCTTGTTGTCATATACATACTGAATACCTTCTTTCTAAAATAGTCGTTAGTTCAATTGGTTTTGTTATTTCTTATAAATCAAGTATAAACGAAAATGTTTATGTTGTCAATGAAAATATTTAAACAATAACATTTATTTTTAAAATATAAGTATTGATATTTTAAACAGATACGTTTACAATAGGACTATATACAGAAAGGAAGAGAATAATCATGTCAGTAACAGAACAGATTAAGATATTATGTGTAAAGCGGAATATTAGTGTTTCAGAATTAGCACGTTTATATGGAACAAGTCCACAGGCTTTCAGCCAGAAAATGAAGAGAGAACGATTTACTCCAGCAGATTTAAGAAAGATGGCAGAAGTGGCCGGATGCCAGTATGAAAGTTCATTTATATTGCCGAATGGGGAAAGAGTGACAGATAGATAAATTGACCTAGCTTCTATAATATTTGTAACATTCCTTCTATAATTTTTAGAAAAACAGGAGATTATAGGGGGAGACTGTATGGTTGCGAGAACTTTTAAAGAAATACTTAAGAATATATCTGTTGCAAAAACATTTTTTGAGATACTGAAATACAATCATAACCATGATGAAAAAGGGAGATTTTCCAGTGGTAAGGGGAGTAAAAAGAGTAAGGATACTCCATTAGTAAATTATAAAGATATATCAGCTCAAGGAGTAAATAAATTTATTACGAGGAATTTTAGAAATAAACAAGCACTTAATAATCACTGGAAGAATGGTAGAACGCATCGAGACGAATATGAGAAAGAAGGTATAGTTACGGCAGATCACTATGTGAAAAGAGCATTGGAATTATTAGAATCATCATGTAATGAAAATATATTGGGATTTAAGACTGATGGAAATAAGCTAGTTCGTTATGATGTAAAGAAAAATGATTTTGCGGTAGGAAATCCAGGAAGAGGTATTTATTCGATGTTCAAACCAGAGCTAGGTCTTGAATATTTTATAGGTAAATCAAAAGAAAAGGGAGTAATTACAGATGATTGATAAAGAAAAAAGTATCTGTCCAGTATGTGGACAACATTATTTTGAAGACCCCGGAACTTACGAAGATTGTCCAGTGTGTGGTTGGTTTGATGATTCATTACAGAGGGATAACCCTGATATGGCAGGCGGTTGTAATGTTTGGAGTGTGAATCAGGCAAGAGAAGCATGGAAAAAGGGGAAGCCTAATTTATGGAAACAACTAGAAGATTAATATAAGATGATAGAATATGATTAGTAAAAGACTGGAATATAACATCCAGTCTTTTTTTATTGCAAAAATACGCTGACTTTTTGACCTGGACCCTATATTTCATATACTTCAATATTTTAAAATAGCGATAATAACTTATGGAATCGAAATAAAACAGAATTTTTGTGAAGGTGAAATGATGGGAAAGACATTCAAAGAAGTAATAGAAAAATTCAATCCATATCATGATCGGCTAGGAAGATTTACTACTGCTGAAGGAGCAGTTTCGTTTACATATTCACCAGGAAAAAGTAAAGCACACGATCTGGCAATTGCAAGAGAAAAAGAAAGAAGAAGTAATCCCGGCAGTAAATATGGGTTAAGCAAGGAGCAACATAAAAAATTACAGGAACTTTGTAATACCTCATTATTTAGAGCAAGTAGATATCGCCGGGAAATTGGCATGGATGAGGAAGCATATCAGAAATACAAAAGTGAATTTAGTTCGGATGAAAAGCGGCATCAGGCAAGAATAGAAAGAGAACGAAAAAAGGCTGATGCTCAAAAGACGGCTGCTAAAGAGTTAGAAGAGCGAGTAAAAAATGAACTTCCAGGATTGAACCAGGAATCAATTCATCGTTCTAATGAAAATAGTTTGTTTGGTTCTTCTGGAAGTGTTAAAGCCAAAGAAGCACTTCAAAGATTGGATAAATTTAAGGAAGATTTTAAAGATAACCCAGATTGGACAGAGGAACAGAGGACATATGTTAAGCAACGCACACAGGAATATGCATCTTTGATTACCGAGTATTATAACGACCAGATTAAACGAAATGCCGATAATATATCTTGGGCTGTTGCAGGACCAGCAAACTATAATCGGCAGGCACATGAGAAAAAGCTTAATGCTCAAATGAATAGTGCTAATCAGTACGAACAGAAGTTACAGAATTTTAGAGAAAATACGCAAAAACGATTAAAAAATATGGAGCCCGAAGATAAGCAGATTGAGTATTGGCGTAGTGGCAAGTGGAAACATGGAGAGACAATAGATGCAGCAGACCCACTAGCAGAGAGAAAGTTATCTGCAAAGCTTGAATATCATCAGGAAATGCAGCAAAAAATGAAAGAAGCGAATGCATATCATCGTAAAAATGGCAGTATGCAGGGGTATAAAGGATTTTCAGAGGCTACCAATCAAAGAATTGATAGGCAAATGCAGGAGTATAAAGATAAAGGATTGAATTATCTTACGGGAAAACCATTTCAGACAGCATCATTAACGAATAATAATGCACAGCTTAAATCTACTCAGAAAAGATTAAAGCAGGTTCAAGCAAATAAAGAGGAAGCCGCTGCATCAGGCGGAGGTGGTGCAACTCGTAGTTTTAATGGTGGTGCTGTAGTTCGTAATGCTACGGCAAATAGATTACAAATTAAGTTTGATAGTATACCGGATGCAGAAACAAGACAGAAATTGAAAAGCAATGGTTGGAGATGGTCTCCGAAGAATAAGGTTTGGCAGAGACAGCTTACAAGCAATGCTGAAAGATCAGCACAGAGTTTACTTGATGGTTTAGAAAAATCTTTTCCCAAAAGAGCCTTATATATTGGCTTAAATGTATCAGATGGTGAGGCATTAGCACTTGATGGCGGCGAGGACCCCAAAGATTACCATGTGACTTTAATGTACGGATATCATGACAGATTAAGTGGTGATTCGGATGATTTATCAATGAGAGTTCAAAGTTCCATTGAAGCGATAAGGTCATATATTCCGGATGAAATTGAACTGGATAAAATAGATGCATTTGAACCTTCTGAGAGTAGTGACGGGAAAAAGGTTATATATGCCAGAGTAAAAAAAGGACAGTTAGAGGATTTGCATAATCAGTTAAAAAATGAACTTTTAAAGAATGGGATTCGTGTACAAGAGTCCTTTAAAGAATATCAACCACATATAACTCTTGCTTATATTGAACCTGATAAGGATTTTGAGTCAACGCCAATTGAACATATTGTGAAAGCCAAAAATATCACTATTGGTATTGAAGATGAAGAAGGAGATACAAAAGCTAATGCATACACGATAAAAAAGACGGATGAAGATAAACGACTTGTATTTGGCTGGGCGAATGTGGCAACTAGAGCAAATGGTGAAGTTATTCAGGATTGGCAAGGCGATATTGTTGAGCCGGAAGATTTAGAAGAATCAGCATATAAGTATGTTTTAGATTTTCGTGACGGTGGAGAAGAACACATTCGAGGACTTAGAAAGAAGTGTCGAATGGTTGAAAGCGTTGTCTTTACAGAAGAAAAACTGAAAGCTATGGGAATCCCGTTAGGAATAGTTCCTCTTGGCTGGTGGATTGGATTTTATGTAGATGATGACGAGGCTTGGGAAAAAATTAAGAACGGTACATATACCCAATTTTCTATTGAAGGTAGCGGGCAGCGGCATCCAGTCAAGGATATTGATACCAGAATGAAAAAGAGTATTGATAGTAAAGGAGTAGCAAAAACATTTTCAGAAGTTGAAAAATTCAATCCATATCATGATCGGCTAGGAAGATTTACTACTGCTGAAGGAGCAGTTTCGTTTACATATTCACCGGGGAAAAGCAAAGCACATGATTTGGCAATTGCAAGGGAACAGAAAAAATATACCAATGCGAAACCAAATCATAAATCTGATGCTACAGGAAAAAGTTATGAGATGCCGAAGCTGGAGAGCAAAGAAGCAGAACAGGATAGGGAAACGGCTCTAAAACATTTAGAACACTATTTTAGTCTCCACCCTAACAGGAACCAGAAAAAGATAGATGAGCAAATGAAGGTCTATCTTGACGAAACGGATGCTACGGAATGGAAGAGTAGGGCGCATACCTCACCATTTGGTGTGTTGCGTAATTTTACTTCTGCAAAAACCAAGGCACAAAAGGAAAAAGAAGCGGCTGCCAAAAAAGATAGGGATTCAAAGAAACGTGCGAAAGAACGTGCCGCTTCAAAAATGACAGAGGCGAATAGAAAATATCATGATTATGAACAGTCCTTAAGGGATAAATACGGTAAGGAAAATATGTTTGATACTACTTCATGGTATAGAAAAGCAACAGAAGCTGAACGCCAAAAATTAACAGAATTAGATGAAGCGAGAGTTTTCAGAAATAAGCGTGGACAGTGGCAGGTTGCTAAGACATTTCTTCAATTTATGAAATCAGCATAGGAGTTATTATTCAATGAACATAATCTCTAAAACAGTAATTTTTAAATGCAATCCATGGAAAAGACATTTAGGACGCTTCACATCTAGTTCGAGCGGAGGTTAGGTGTTTGAAGATTCTAATAAAAGGCAAGAAAGGAGTTAAACATGGCTAATAAATTAAAAAATATGCTTTTAAAAAGCGTGGATCTTGTTCGCAGAGGAGCAAATCCTGATGCAGACATTAAACTTTATAAAAGTTTTTCAGGAATGCCAGAGGAAACAATGCAGATTGTTATGAAAAGCGAAGCGGAAGTAGAAGAAATGATTATGAAATCAGATAATTTGATTGATGATTATACGGAGGCTTTGAAAGACAGTCTTTCTTCTATTGTAAATGATAAGAGCTTATCAGCACCGGCGGCACGTGAAATGATGGCGAAAAGTATTACAGAGTTTAATGAAACAATGCTTGAAGATGTAATTAAGAAGTTTTCTTATGCAGCAGATGAAGAAGAGGAAGGAGAAAAAGACCCTATGGCTATTAATAGAAAAAATCTTAGCAAAGAAGAGAATGAGCAGTTAGATGCCTTGCTTAAAAAGGCGGCAGGAGATGAAAAGCCGGTGAATAAAGAGAATCCAAAACTTCCTATTGATGAAGAGGAGGACGATGATTCGTTAGAAAAAGAGCGTAAAGCAGTTATGGAGAAATCTGCTATGCATCCCGTAGTAAGAGAAGCTGTAGAGCGTATGGAACGTCTTACAAAAGGCATTGAAATGAGAGAACTTGAAGAGTTAGCAAAAAAATATGAACCACTTGGGGAAAAACCAGAAGAGCTGGCAAAGACTCTCTATGATATGAAACAGCAGGGAGACAATGTGTATAAAGAGTATGTTTCTGTACTTGATAAATCTTTAAATGCAATTAACAAGAGTGGTCTTTTTGGCGAAATTGGAAAGTCTGCATATTATGGCGGTGTTGCTAAAAGTGATGCGGAAGGAAAAATTGAAGCAATTGCAAATGAAATCGCTAAATCAGATCCAACATTAACAAAGCAGCAGGCGCTTGCGAAAGCATGGGAGCAGCATCCAGAATTAGCACTGGAATATGAGAATAGCAGACGTTAGGAAAGGAGAAAGAGATGGGAAAGACATATTTAACAAATCAGATTAATTCCTCTCCGACCATCAGCGAAAGAGCCGGTTCGGATATCGAAGATGTAAAAGGTTTACTTTTAAAATACGATAACAATGGTAATGTGGTTCCAGCTTCTGTAGCAGGTGAAATGGTACTGGGTATGGGAATCATTACGAATGCCGAACATATCACATCTGGGGAAGATGTGGATGTTCAGGTAAAAGATATTGGACTTGTCAAAGCCGGTGGAACAATCAAAAAAGGTTCTGAGGTAATGACAGATGCCAAGGGGAAAGCAATTACCGCAACAGATGGTAAATTTGTAATTGGTGTAGCATTAGAGGCGGCTGCAGATGGGCAGTTCTTTTATATTCAGATTACAAAATATTATAAACCAGCGGCACAGGAATAAGAAAGAGAGGCGATAGTATATGAATGGTTTTAACAGTGTAGGCGCAATCAGTATGGCGATTGCAAAAGGAAGATTTGACCCGAATATTCGTTTGACAAATATGGCAATGTCATATTTTCAGAGTGAAGAAAACAGGCCAGCGAAATCTCTTTTCCCAATTCTTCCAGTACAGCTTTCTACGGCCAGTTACTACATTTGGAGTAAAGAGGATTTATTAAGAGACAATGTACAGCGAAAGCCACAGTTTGGCAAGGTAAATCCGGCACAGATGGCATTTGATACAGAGATTTATAGATGTGATGTCGATCAGATTATTCTTGGAATGGATAATATCCAGCAGCTTGATTATCAGCGGACAAATGCTCCATCTTTTATGTTAGCACAGAATGCTAAGACAAGAACAATCTCACAGCAGATGTTAATTCATCAGGATATCATTTTTGCGAACAGTTTTTTTAAAACTGGAGTATGGAATGAGGAATGGACTGGTGTTGCATCTACTCCATCTGGAAAACAGTTCATTAAATTCTCTGATGCAAACTCTACACCTATCCAGTTCTTACGTGACCGAATTTCTGCAATGAAAAAGAACGGAAGAAAACCGAATAAGTTAGGCTTAGGAGAGAATACATTTAACGCACTTATCAATCATCCAGATATTTTATCACGTATTGAAGGAATGGGTTCGGCAGATAATCCGGCCATTGCAAATGAAACGGTACTCGCCAAATTATTTGGACTTGATAAAGTAGTGGTATTTGATGCTATCGTAAATAAAGCGAAAACTGGTTTAGAGAGTGATATGGATTTTATTTGTGATCCAGATGGAGCTTTACTTGTTTATGCAACAGATACCCCTTCTCTTGAAGAACCTTCTGCCGGTTATATCTTTACATGGGATATGCTTGGAGATGGAAATTATATGCCGATTCTTCAGTGGGATGGAGAAGATGGAACACACGCTTCTTTCATTGAAGGACTCATCGCACAGGATATGAAGATTACGGCGAATGATTTAGGCTGTTACTTTAGTGATTGTGTATAAGAGGTGGTTTTAATGGCTTATATTGCAAATAAAGTATGTAGATTTTTTGGACACGACTTCCTGAAAGGGGAGGTCGTGCCAGAAGAATTTGTATTGAAAAGTAAGGTTCCTGAACTTCTTAAAACAGGAGTGTTGGTTGAAGGGGATATAGAGCTGCCAGAAGAAATTATAACAATTCCACTCAAAACAGATGAGGGTGAAATGATCCTGAAATTCAATAATGACGAGTTAATTCAGATTTTTAATTATCTTGGAAAATCAGTTGAAGATGCCAGGGTAGCGGTTGAACAGATTACTAGCAATGATGTTTTGATTATCCTTGATAAGTCGGAACATCGAAAAGGGATGAAAGAATATATTAAAAATCGTGCATTGCAGCTTTTAGAAAAAGAAGAAACGGAGTGATCATATGGCAACTTATACATATGACCCGTCAAAAATTACGGAAGCAGGCAAAGATCAGATGCGCTTTGAATTGGGAGATACCATTATTGAGAATGGACTAATGACAAGCCCTCTATGTGATGAAGAGTATGAAGCGATTATTTCAAAGTATCCAAATTGGAAAAAAGCTAAATTGCAGCTATTAGAAGCAATTGTAATGAAGCTTTCATTTGAAGTAACTACATCAGTAGACGGGCTTTCGTATTCTTTCAGTGATAGAGCGGAACGTTGGCGTGAAATGTTAAAAGATTTAAAGAAGGAATTACAAAAAGGCGTTCCAACAGTAAATAAGTCAGCCATATATGGGAAAGATGAACAACATTATTTCCATAGAGACTTACATACAAATAGCAGTAAAGGGTGAGAGGAAGCATGGCTTTTTTAGTACCTGGACAGGGATTTAAAGATTTTGTTGTATATGAAAAAACAGGAACTATATCAAGTTCTGGAAGTGTTGGACGTTCTGTTAATTTCATTAAAAAGACAGATTTAAAAGGAATAACAACCTCTATGTCTCCTAAAGAGCGAGAGACATGGAAACAGTCAGGCTATGAGGTTTCAGATAAGATAGTACAATATGGTTCACCCAAAGCAAAAAAGGGGCAGTATATCGTCTATTATGACTTTAATAAACAATCCCATGTATATGAAGTAAAGGGTGTTCGAAATCCCGGAGGGCTGAATCATTTCAGTATATATCTTGTAAATGAAAGAAGTGATTTGCAGTATTTCAATAATCTGCAGCAAGAACTTATTACTTATCAAGCTTCGCAGTTGAACGAAACAGAAGTTGTCAAGCTAGAGGTAAAGGAGTGATTTTCTATGAGTAACATTTCTGGTTCCTCTCAATTAGAAATGGCGAGGGTTCAGATTAATCGACATATTATCGGCCAGGTAGGAAGTCGTGGATTAAGAGCAGCAAATGAACTTAGAAATGCTTCGCAACTTGTATTAAGAGGGCGAAGGGGTGGTCGCAGATATTTGATTTCTGGTACAAGAAGACATTATACGGCATCGGCACCGGGAGAACCGCCAGCAGTCAGAACGGGAGCTTTTCGCAATAGTTGGCTAAGAAAATCAGAGATAGTAAAAAGAGGAGATTATGAGGCTACGATTGTACCGCAGATTTATAACCGGACCATGGTAAACGGATATTACCTCGGTGAAATTTTAGAAGACGGTACAGGGAAAATGGTACCACGACCACATCACGATAAGATTAAACAAAAAGCGTTGCGTAAAGTTGTAAGGATTTATAGGGAACCTTATTTTTAGGAGTTGTTATGGAATCAGTAATTTATCAGTATTTACTTCATTGTGAACAGCTAAAAAGTTTACTTACACAATATAATGATGTGCCGGCAATATTTAATCGTGAGGCTCCGGACAGTATAGATGAGTTATGGACAAATCCTCAATATCCTCGTTTGATTTTTGAGTTATCTATGCAAGAAGATCCGGAAAGAAAAACATCAGGTACATTGTTAATTGATTTTTATTTTAATACAGATGGTGGCATCTTCATTGAGGAAGCTGAGCCGATAATTCGTACTCTGATAGATGGTTACTTTTTCTCCTCAGAGAATGAAACTTTAGCGGCGTTGTGGAGACGTTCAGACCCTTTTGCCGAACCATCAGAAGAAAACCGAATTAACGGTATAACTATAATATTTGATGTTGTGTCTTTTCCTTCACAGCGTACAAGCTTTCCTTGTCCAGTACAGGCCATAGATGCATATTTAAAAAAATTATTTCCTGAGTATAAGGTATTGGGAAATGATGATTTAGTAGGAACTTGGAAAGCAACAGACAAGTCCCCGGCTATCTATACAAGGTTGCAACGAATTGACCCCGGTTCATTCCCTAGCACATACGCAGTCACTTGGTACAATGCGGTTTTGATGGTTCATGTAATTGCTCCATCTCCGAATGTGCGTAATTCTGTTTTAAAGCAGATAGTAGAACATATGCAGGCAGATGTGCAAGTCATTATGCCGGATGATGCACCTATGTTTGTTCAGAGAATAGCATTATCAACCGGGGCAGATCAGTTAAAGACAGGGCAACTTGCTATAACTGGATGTTATGGATTACTAAGAACAGAACAGGAAACAAGTAAATTGGAACATATCATTTTATCTCAGAAGGAGGTATAACATGGCAAGAACAAAAGAAGTAGCAGAAGAGACAGTAGTAACTGTAAATGAAGCTGTATACCCCTTAAAGGAATTAGTGGAAGCGGCAGAAAGTTTAGGGGCCAGTAAAGATATTGTCAGTGCCGCTTTTCGTGTCAGCGGAATCACAGAAGCTACCTGGACAGAAGCACTGAAAATTGTAAAAGACTTTAAAGAAAGGAAGGTGTGCTAAATGGGAGCTTTTTTTGTAAAAGGTGAAACAAAAACGAGAGCCGGTATCTATAGAAGACATGAGAAAAGAGAAGATGCCGTTACATCCAGTAATGATTATAGTACGGTTGCTATTGTACTCACATCTAACTGGGGACCGCTTGGAAAAGCATCTGTTATTGAATCGTTAGAGGCAGCAAAAGCACAATATGGAACTTCGTCCAACGTGAAAAAGACTCTTTTAACTGTCATGCAGTTAGGCATAAAGAAATGTGTCGTTATTCGTACAGGTACAGGAGGAGCAAAAGCAACTCTGACATTAAAAGACACTACGGCCAGCACAGCCGTATCTGTTGTTAAGCTTGATACAAAATACGAAACGGACAGAAGTTTTAAGATTTCTATTCGTGAGAGAGCTGGGGATGCGTCAACGAAGATTATTGATGTAATCGAAGGAACAACAGCGGTTGAATCATTCTCATTTGCGGCAGGTGATGGAGAATTATCTAATTTGATTACGATTATTAATGAATCTTCTACTGTTTTGAATGCTACAAAATTAGCAGATGGTAATGGAAAATTAGCAACAATTAATCAGGTAGCTATGACAAATGGAGAAAATCCACAGACCCCGGCAAACAGTGATTATGCGGCTGCTCTTGAAGTGTTGGAACCTTATCATTTTGATGTACTCATTACAGATACTAATTCAACGGATGTACACGCTACAATATATGCTTATATGACACGTATCAAAGAAGAAGGAGCTTTAAATATTGCAGTAGTTGGTGAGCCTACAAGCGTAGCGTTTGATACCCGATTAGATCATGCAAAAGCTTTTAATTCTGAAATCATGGTGTATGTTGGTGGAGCTTATATTGATGAAGAGAGAAATTCTATTGAGGGAGCGGAAGCGGCTGCTGTTACGGGAGCGTTGATTGCAATCACATCTTCTGATTCAAGTATTGTTCATAGTGAGATTACAGGAGCGGTGGATGTTAAAGAGAAATTAACAAATTCACAGTATGAAAAAGCAATCAGAAACGGTTGCATTTTATTCTCTAAAAATGCAGATGATACGGTGCTGATTGAATCAGGAGTAAATACGCTTGTTAATCCAGATACCGATGCCGATGAAGGCTGGAAAAAGATTAAGCGTGTCCGTGTTAGACATGAACTTTTTAATCGTATTGATAAGGCATTAAATCCGATAATCGGAAAAATTAATTGTGATGATAATGGGGTAAATAATGTAGTAAGGCTTGGAAAAGGTGTTATTACGGAAATGATTCAGGAATCAAAGCTTTCAGATGGTGATATGTACGAAGATTCAGAAAATCCACGTACAAATGATTCTGCCTATTTCATTGTCAGAGCAGATGATGTTGATACATTAGAGAAAATCTATCTGGCATACCAGTTTAGATTTACAAGAAATGCATAAGGAGGTTTCTTATGAGTGGTATTGATGTTAGAAATTTAATGACCGGAAAAGATGGACGGTTATATGTAAATGTAAATAATAAAGATATCTGGCTTGGCGAAGTAGATACATTTCAGGTCCAGATGAATGTATCAAATCAGGATTATCAGCCGGTAGGAGATATTTTATCCTACGCAATCCCGACAAATGTAAGTTTTACTCTTACATTCACAGAAGCAGTTATTCGCGATGATGTGATCATGAAGCCAATTCTTGATTCCATTAAAGCTGGAAAAATGCCTACATTTAATTTCTCAGGAGGTACAGACCGTTCCGATGGTAAGCAGCAGCGACTTATTTTTAATAACTGTGTTCCAGACGGTGCATTTGATTTATTAAATTTACAGCCAGGCGATATTGTTAAACGTCAGCAGTCCTTCCGTATTAACAGTGTACCAGATTACATTAAGCATCTTGCAACAGCAGCGTAAGTTGCTTGTTTACATTATCCTGCAGAGGATAGTGTAAACCCATATAAAATATATGACAGTTGGAGGTATTAATTATGTCAGTAGAAAAGAAAACATCAGAAGAATTAGGTTTGCCAGCAAATGTAGAAGAAGTTCAGTATGACCTTGTACAGGCACTTCTTGAGGCAGGAAATTATAGTAATAACAAAGATGAGCAGAAAAAAATTAAGATTGAAAGAAACGGAAAATTCTTGTTTGAATTTACTGTTCATCCACTCAGCGAAGATGATATCCGTTTTGCTCGTAAGAAGTCAACTTCCTTTATGAAGAATCCGAACGGAAAAAATCTTCCACCAATTGAAAAAGAAACAGATTTTTCAAAGTATAGATCATGGAAAATCTACCTTGCAACTATCGAAGAAGACCAGAAAAAGATTTGGGGAAATCCTGCACTCAAAGAATCATTTAGTATCATTGAACCATGGGAAGCAGTAGATAAGCTTCTTAAAGGCGGTGAAAAATCAGCAGTAGATGACTTGATTGACAACATCAGTGGATATGATGTTGACTTGACGGAATATGCAAAAAACTAATCGAGGGTAGTTCTCTTGCTACTTGTCTGCATTTTATCTGGCAGTGGCAGGGAAAAACGCCCTCATGGTTTATGGAGAGAAGTACAGGCGAACGTGCTTTTCTCATAGCATCAACAATGAAAGCGTTAGAGGACGGAGAACATAGAATAAAATTTAGTTAGGAGGTGGCATAGATGGCGGCAGAAACAGTTGTAATTGATATTATGACTAACTTTAAAGATAATGCTGGAAATGGCTTTGAACGTGAAAAGAAAAGTTTGGACGATTATGAAAAGAGTCTTGAAAAGCTTAAAAAGCAGGTTGAGAAGTTAAGTGCTGATAAAGCAATGGTAAAAATAGATACAGAAGATAAAGCAACTAGCAAGTTGAATAAAATTCAGTCATTTCTAAAAGGATTAAAAGATAAAGCTGTATCTTTCCCGATTAAAGCCATTGATAAAGCCACCGCTCCGATTCGTTTTATCAAGAAAAATTTGTTCTCATTAAAAACTTTAATAGCTGGGCTTGCTTCTGGAGTTGCAATTAAGAAAACAATCCTAGATCCAATTGGGCTTGCAGATTCCTATAGTGGAGCAAAGATTGGATTCAGTACAAAATTGGGTGACGCTAGTGGGCAAAAGCTTATGGATCAGCTCGATAAATTCGCAAAAGATACCCCTTTCAAAACCGAAAATACTATCGGACAGGCACAAAAGATGATTGCAATGGGATGGGATGCTAAAAATATCGTAAAAGGTATGACTACTATTGGTGATGCAGCCGCGGCAACAGGTAAAGGTGATGAAGGCCTGCAACGAATTGTTCTAGCCTTATCACAGATTAAGTCAAAAGGCAAACTTTCCACAGAAGAATTAAATCAGTTAGCCGAAGCGGGTATTTCAGCAAAAAGATATCTGGCCGAAGGTCTTGGATATGGTTCTGGTGATGCCGGAGTTATGAAACTTTCGGATGATTTGCAAAAGGGAGCGATTGGATCTGAAAAGGCAATTCAGGCAATCATGAATGGAATGAAAGAATATCAGGGAATGATGGACAAGACCGCTAACGAAACTGTGGAAGGTTTGAAATCACAGATTGAAGATACCTTCGAGATTAATATTTTCCGACGTTGGGGTCAGGGTTTGCAAGACGGAGCTAAAAAAGGATTAGGTTCTGTTGTGGCATTACTTGACAAAAGCGATGGAGGATTAAAGAGGTTTGGAGATCAGTTAGAAGAGATAGGATCAGAAATGTCTAATCTGGCAGCAGAAAAACTTGAAAATTCTATCAATAAGATTATGAAGCTTTCTGATTCACGGGAATTTCAAAATGCAGATTTATTCGGTAAAGCTCATATTTTGTGGGATAAAGTCATTGCGGAACCATTTAGTGACTGGTGGGATACGAAAGGACATGATTATTTCCTTGATAAGATAGGAAATGCTGGAGAGGGACTAGGTAGTGGACTTTCAAACACGATTGAGGATATTTTAGGATTAAACAGTGATGTGAATGGTGTTGCTGATAAAGCTACCACAATGGGAGGCCGTTTTGCCGAAGGTTTTGTAAAAGGATTTGATTTTTCTGGTGTAGGAGATAAAGTAACAGAATGCCTTTCTAATTCCATTGAGAAAACTTTAAATGTCTTGTCGGGAGAGGGTAAAGGCTCTGATTATTTATCAGCGGCAATGCTTGGATATCTCGGCTTAAAGGTTGGAGGAACAGTGTTTGGTGGTGCAAATAGTGTTCTTGGATTGCTTGGAAAGAAAAGCCTTGGAAGTATGTTGTTAGGAAGTGCCAATGCCGGTACTGGTGTTCTTGGCATGGGTACATCTGCTGCAATCGGTATGGGAGCAGGAAATCTTGGTTTAAATGGTTCGCTTAGTGCTGGAGCTTTGGCATCATTAGGATTAGGAAGTGTCGCAATGGGAGCGGTCGGAGCTGGAACTTTTATAGGTGGTGTAACAGACCTTTATAAAGGTTCGCAGAAAAAAGATAAAGAAGGTCAGGCTGCTTATGGGAAGTCAGCAGGTAAAAAGATATTTGGAGCTGGTATGGGAGCTTTAGCAGGAGCGGCTGTTGGTTCAGTAGTTCCCGTTATAGGAACGGCTGCCGGGGCATTAATAGGGGCCGGAGTTGGTGGAGCTGCCGGGTGGATTTCTGGGAAAAAAGATGTAGATTCTTATAAAAAGAGTGTAAAGAATGCAGATAAGGCATTACGAAAAGCAACTTCTAAAGATTTGGAGAATCACTTTGGAAGAATTTCATTATCAATGAAAGAAGTGGAAACATTATCAAATAAAATTGCTGGTGGTGGTTCAGGACAATTGAAAAAGTTTTCAGAAGCTACGCAGACGGCTGATAGCAGTTTGCAGAATCTGGAGTCTACATATTCAGAAATGGAAAAGGCGAACTGGAAAATGGAAAAACTGAACTGGAAAACTGGTTTGGGACTCAAAGTTACACCAGAAGAAAAGGAAGGATATAAAGAGACAGTAGATGAATATGTGTCTTCTGCGAAACAGTATGTAGAAGATAAACAATATGAATTTGAAACTTCAGTATCTTTACTTATGAATGTAAAAGAAGGAAGTGCCGGAGCGGATATCCTTTCAGGTGGTAATACAGTTTACGGAAATCTTCAGAAAGACTTGGATTCTCTTAATGGCAATCTTAAAAAGAAGATAGATATTGCTTTAGAAGACGGGAACATTGATGTAGACGAACAGGCAATTATCAGTAAATATCAAGAAAAAATAAAAGCAATCACAGATAAAATTAGCGGAGCTGAATCAGATGCCAAAATGGAAGCTCTAAAGATTAAGTTTGGTGGAGCTGACTTAGATTATGATTCCTTTTCTTCTTTACAAGAACAACTTGGAAGTATAGTTAAAGATAAGACAGCCTCTTATGATGATGCCTTAGAGGTAGATATAGCAAATCTTAAATTACAATTTCCGGATGGTGGAGAAGAATATGATAAGGCATTAAAAGAGCTTACGGATTCTTATCATGCAAAAATTAATGATCTGCAGGTAGAAGTAGAAGATTTTCAGTTAGATACATTGGTTGATTCATACGGTGAAGAACTTAATAAAGCTTTTGCAGATAGTGATTTAGTTAAGACAACACAAGCAAAAATTAAAGAAGCGATGGAAACAGCCTACTCGGAAGGTGTAGATGTAAAATCATGGGATGCCGAAACTTGTAAAAAGTATCTTGGATTAGACGGTTTAAAAGATAGCAGTCTTGAAGCTATTACGGAGATAACTTCTTCAATAGCACAGACTTTGCCAGAACAACTGAATGAACCATTAGCCAGTGCAGATGTAGCCAATGCGTCAGATGCTGTAAAAGGAATGATTGAAAGAAGTTTTGGTGATATGACTATTGCTCTTCCAACTACAGGCATACCAGAGCAAATAGATAGTTCATTAGCAAGTGAAATGTCTACAGATAAGTTTTCGGGAACTGGAAGTAAAGCAGTGTCTTCTGCATCTTCTGCTATTAAGTCAGCATTTAGTGGTTCATCTGTTGATGCATCTATTGGGGTCAGATTAACACCGCATATTTCATTGACAAAAACATCGGCTACTATTACGGCCAGCGGTGGTGCAACTGGATCAGGCACAGCGAATTTAAGTGTATCTACAAATGCAGCCGGTGGCTATATTGGAGACAAACAGCTTTCATGGTTAGCTGAGGAAGGATATGGAGAATATGTTATTCCTACAGACCCTAAACGTAGAGGGAGAGCCTTAAGTTTATGGGAACAGGCCGGGGAAACATTAGGAGTAAAAAAACATGCGGCCGGTGGTATCACAGGAAGTATGTTACCATCTAGTAGCAATTCGGATAGTAGTACTACAACAGGAAGTCATAAAGATGGAAATATTGAGATTAATGTCGGCGGCATTACAATACAGTTGGGAAACGGTAATGACAATGGAAATATTATATCTCAATTATCAGGAAATAAAAAACAGATTACTTCGATGATTTCAGAGTTCCTTAGTGAAGCACTGGAGGAGGCTTTTGAATCTCTTCCATTATCAGCAGATTAGGAGGAAGTTATGGATATCTATATTGAAGGAAATCTTCCCAAATCCGTTAAAGATAAAGGAAATAGCATAAAGTTAAGAATACCTGTGTTGCCGGAGGCAATTAACTGTAAAAGTGCTATTACATTTGCAAGTTACAATATACTTGACAAAGGAGAAGTCAAAATACCAAATGGGCGTGAACTGGATGAAATCGCATGGGAGAGTATTTTCCCTGGTGAAGGTAGAAAGGGAGCGGCATGGCTTCGGGGTCAATGGACTTCTCCAGATACATTAGTACATTATTTTCTGACTTGGATTAAGTATGGCGTTAAATTGTCATTAACAATATCTGGGACGAAAATATCAAGTAAACAGGTATATGTTTCTTCATTTGAATGGAAGCCGAGTGGAGGCTTCGGAGATAGGGAATATACAGTTTCTTTTGTTCAGGCAAAAAGTATCATAGTTACTTCAAAGAAGAAATCTAGGCGAAGCAGCAAAGCAAAATCAACTACTTATATAGTAAAAAAGGGAGATACCCTTTATAAAATCGCAAAAAAATTTTATGGAAAAGGTTCATATTATATGAAAATTTATAATGCAAATAAGAGCATTATAGAGAAAAAAGCCAAAAAGCATGGAAAGAAAAGCAGTAATAAAGGGCGTTGGCTTTATGCAGGAACGAAATTAACAATACCAGCCGCTGCTGGCAGTAGTAAGAAGAGTAGTGGAAAAGTAACGTATTATCCACGTTACAAAGGTAAATCAGGCTCAATTACAGATGCATTGAAATCTTTGAAAATAGATTCTTCAATGAGCAATCGTAAGAAAATAGCTGCCCGGAATAATATTAAAAATTATGCCGGTACAGCATTGCAAAATATCAAAATGCTGTCTCTTTTGAAAAAGGGTAAACTTATTAAATCTAAGTAAGGTGATGGACATGGGTGCAAGTATTGAAAAACCAGTTTATTACATTAAAGTAGTAAGTGGAAAAACAACATATAATTTGCGGCCGGCAATTACAGCTTTGGAGTTGTCTCAGCCTGAAAAAGATATTGCACAAAAATTAACTTTTACTTGTTCTAATGTAAAGGTTGATGGCAAATATTTAAAAAACTTAATTGGTCTGGGAGAAAAGGTATATATAACATATGACAGTGGAAATGGAAAAAAGGAAAAATTTCGTGGAGAAATTTGGGCTACAAAATCAAAAGATGATGTAGAAAAAGAAGTTTCTTTTATAGCATATGATAATTTGATTTATTTACAGGAGAGTAAGGATAGTTTTTATTTTTCAAAAGGGAAATCAACGAAAGCGGTAATTTCAAGTATATGTAAAAAATGGGGAATTAAATTATCATATAACTATAAAAGCATTACACACCCCAAACTGGCATTGCACAGTAAAAATTTATCAGATATTATTATTGATTTATTAGAAGATGTCAGGCTGAAAACAGGGGCTAAATATTGTGTTAGAAGTATTAAAGGCGTATTGCATATTAATTTAGTTGGTAAAAACTCTACGGTATATCATATTCGGAAAAAACAGAATCTTATGAGTACCTCTGTAGAAAAATCAAAGAGTGGTATGGTTACCAAAGTTGTGATTAGAGGGCCGCAGGACAAAAAAGGAAAAACCTCTGTTAAGGCAGTTATAAAAGGAAAAACCAGTAAATACGGTACTTTACAGGATGAAGTTAGTAAAAGCAAAGATACCAGCATGAAAGAAGTTCGGAAAGAAGCGAAAGAGATTATCAGTGAAAAAGGAAAACCTTTTGTTACACGTAAGGTAGAAGATGCCGTAGATAATCCGAATATAAATCGTGGAGATAAAGTCCATATTGTGTCTGGAAATATGAATGGTAATTATTATGTTTTGAGTATTGAACATGATGCAGTGAAGAGGACAATGAATTTAGAGGTGAAAAGCATATGAATCAAATAGCAAGTTCTAAATTGGCGCATACTTTACAGAAAAGAATGAAGAATGTTAATCATAATGATAGTGTTGTCTATACGGATATAGGAACCATTGTAGCTGACGATGGATTAAAGCTTGATACTTTTGAACCAGTGATACCTTCGGATGGCTATAGCAGGTGTAGAGCAGCAAGTGAGCTAGAAAAAGGAGATAGGGTCCTTCTTGTATGGGCCAACGGAGAGCCGGTTATCATTGATAAAATTGTATAAGGAGGTATCTCATGGCAAATCTATTTCCAGAAGACGATCTGGAATTGGAAGAAACGGAAATCTTAGAAGATGAGACAGAAGATGACGAGCCAAATTATCAGCCAGGATTACAAGTAAATGATGAGACAAATGATTTTGTTCTTACTGGGTCTGGAAAAATAAGAGAATGTGACGAAACAGAATCATGGATACAGTGGTGTAAAAAGAATCTTGAAACACCAAGATATCAATGTATTGCTTATTCGGATGATATTGGAATTGATATGGAAGGAATTATGCAATGTAAAACAAGGGAAGAAAGGGAGAGTATGCTATTTGCTGAAATTTCAGAATCTCTTGCAGCGGATCCATATAATCGTACATCATATGTTGAAAAAGTTGAATTTGAATGGGAAGCGGATAGTGTGGCTTGTACGGTATCAGTTATAGGAAATGATGGTTCAAGAGCTGAAATAGAAGTTGAGCTTCAGAATTAGCGAGGAGGGGTAATGTGACAGAATATGAAACACCTGAATTTTTACAGGATGATGAAGACGAGGTACATCAGAGAATGTTGGAGCTTCTTCCTGATGATTTAGATAAATCAGAAGGTTCACATATTTGGGATTTGACACGCCCTACGGCTATTGAAGTGGCAGAATTTAAAGAATTTACTATGAATACAGCATTACAAATGATTTTCCCTCAGTTCGCAACTGGTGAGTTTTTAGATTATCATGGTGAAGCAAGGGGAATCATTCGCAAAGATGCAGTTGCGGCAACAGGGATACTTACTGTAAATGGTGTAGAAGGGACGCAGATAAACGAGGGTGATTTATTTGCTACATTGGCAAGTGGAGAAGAAGATATAAGCATGTCATATAGTGCAGATGCTACCTGCATAATTCCTGAATCGGGAACACTTGATATCAGTATTACCTGTACAGAGGGTGGTGTTGATGGAAATGTAGCGGCTGACAGTATTATTATCATTGAGACAGAGAATGACGGTATTTTAAGTTGTACAAATCATTCAGCATTTGAAAATGGTATAGATGAGGAAGACGATGAAACCTACAGTGAACGAATTATTGAATATGATCAGGCAAAAGAAATGTCTTTTGCTGGAAGTATAGCAGATTATAAACGGTGGGCAAATGAAGTACCTGGTGTGGGGAGTTGCACGATAATTCCGGCGAGCGATTCTTCAGGACTGGTTACGATTGTCATTGTTGATGCAAATGGGAATCCTGCATCACAAGAAGTATGTACAGCAGTTTACAATTATATAATGTCACCTGATGACCCAGATAGCCGTTTGGCTCCAATCAATGCTATGTTAAGTGTTGTTTCACCATCAGCATTAGTTGTTACGATAACAGCCACAGTAGAACTTGTAGATTCAGATATAACAACGGTGAAATCTCTTTTTTACGAAGAAATTAAAAAATATTTGTCGGTTGCAAAAGATGATCATGAGATACGAATTACACAAGTCGGAAAAACTTTAGGTAATGTGGCAGGTGTTTATGACTATAACAATCTGACTGTTAATGGAGATAATGTCAATCTGACATTTGCATCAAATTATACACCGACTATATCTCTTGAAAACATTACTCTAACAGAAGGAAAAGTATAGGGGGAATTGTATGAGATATAGAACAGACTTAATGGAATCTATACTTACCAGCGAAGAAGCGCAAAAGATTATAGATTTTATTACTCCTATATATGGTGAAGCATATGTGTTTTTGTGGTTAATGCAAGTAGTAGGAGCGGCTTTGGACGAATGCGTAACTTGCACAGATGAATATTTTAATCAGGTAACACCACAAACTGCGACATGGGCTATAGAATTTTGGGAAGATGAATATGGTATCATACCAGATTATTCTTGGGATTTAGAGCAACGCAGGCAAAATGTAATAGCTAGAATGAGATGCAAAGCTCCAATTACGCCAAAAAAAATAAAAGATATTGTATCGTCGGCGATAGGCCGAGAGACAATTATTGTTGAAAACACCGGGAAAAATAAATTTGGAGTGTATATAAACGGATATACAACAGATACCAAAAAAGTAACTGAATTAATAAATAAAGCAAAGCCAGCACATTTGATATATGATTTTGTTGTTTCTGATTATACGGAAGCAGAATCAACAGCATATAATCAGATATTTGTAACAGCAAATGAAAATATACAAATTAATGTTGAGTAAATAAGAGAGGGGTATAAATAATGTCTTGGAAAGCACTTATTACCGATGCAGGAAATGAACTTTCTGCGAAAACAATAAGCGGTGGAAATATTAAGCTGACACACGCAAAAGCCGGAAGCGGCACAATATCAGAACAAGATTTACATTTACAAACAGAGCTTGTAAATGTAAAACAGACTTTAAGTATTGAAAGTATTAAATACAGTAATGCCGTAAATAATATAGAGATTTTATTGGACTGCCGAGGGCTTAAAGAAGCTTATGATTTAACTCAGATTGGAATATATGCAACAGACCCAGATGCTGGAGAAATACTTTTTGCTATCGCTCAGACAGAGAATCCTAAACATATACCGGCAGAAAATGAGGTCCCTTTTTATTCAATTGATTTTAATTTTGCTTTTGCGCTTAAAAATAATCAGAACATGGTAGCAACAATAGATCAATCCACATTTGCAACAAAGGAACAGTTATCCGCTGTTGATGCAAGAATTGATAATATTATTGTTAATGCCGGTAGTACAGAAGATAATGCCGAATTAATTGATATGAGAGTAGATGTTGATGGTAAAAGGCACAGTACAGCAGGAGAAGCATTACGGAGTCAGCTTAAACAGAAAGCAAATCTAACAGATATATCTAGCCCGTATCAGTTTAAAGGAGCGTGTTTAAGCGCAAACCTTCCGGGAAGCGGAAATAAAATAAATGATACATATTATGTGACAGACAAAAAATGTAAGTTTACATGGAATGGAGCGGCATGGTATCAGAGCAGTTTGAATGAAAGTGATTATGAGGAAGAGTTAAGTTCGTTAACGGAAGAGTTAAGTAATCTTTTGGAAGAAGGTACTCAGATTCTTGATTGGAAAAATGCGAAAGTAGTAAATGGGTATTTCACATCCATTTCAGATTTCAAAAGTAGTGATGTTTCAAGGACAGTAATTATCCCTGTTGATTATTCAAAAGGAGATACAATATCTATTCATCGTGGTATTATGGGGGAAAGATTTGTATATGGTTATACATCAATAGAAATGCCGAAAATTGGTGATATATTAGATTATGCTAATGTTCAAAATAATGCGGAGAGGGTTATATTAAGAATTAAATCGGATACAAAAAATATTTTGTTATATTATTATAATTCGACACTGGATAATTATGATTCAGACGATATTTTAGCATCTATCATGGTACAATATGGTAAGGTATATACTGGATATGAACCTTATGGAGAACCTCGGGGGAAAAAAGATATTATCAATAAAATAAACGGTAATTCTGAAAAACTAATATCCGCAGTATATAATTCACCATCTATATTTGATGATGTTTCTAATCCAATTTCAAAAGGAGATCATTTTTATTTATATGTAAAGGATATTGTTGGTGCAAAGTATTCTGACATCGAATTTTATTTTTTTAGAAGTGATAACACATATAAACGGGTAATACACAATATAAACATTGGCGAATTGTATGCTATAACCGCAGATGAAGACTATACTAAATATAGAATAAGGATTGTAGTAGAATCCACTACATCAAATGATATGATTTATGCCATATATAATATTTTTCAAAGTAATGGTATTTCAGCCATCAATATAAGTGCAAAAGTATACGATTTAGCACTAGATAATAATAAAAAAGTAGAACAATTAACAGCCAACAATCTAAACACTTGTAATATATTCAGAAAAGTAATTGCTTGTGGAGATAGTTATACCGCTGGATATATAGTTAGCAAAACAGGGGAGATACACAATGTAAATGAAGAATATGCGTGGCCTCATTATATGGAAACAATTACCGGTAACACATGGGTTAATTGCGGACATAGTGGAGCTAATGCTTATACTTGGCAAACCGCAGAAAGGGGATTACCAAAAGCTAAAGCTAGTGGAAAAGCTCAAGCTTATATTCTCGGATTAATGATTAATGATTCTTCGACAGATTCTACCAGAAATTTGAAATTAGGCACAATTTCAGATATTGGAACAGATGAAATATCATATTATGGACAATATACAAAAATAATCAAAGAATTATTTAATATTAGTCCAAATGCAAAGGTATTTATCGAAACCTGTCCAAAGGTTGAAGGCGATAGATACATTGGATATAATCAAGCCGTATATGATATTTATGATAAACTAAAACCAAATTACCCAAACTTACATTTGCTTGATTTGTTCAAGCATTATAGTATGTACACAAATGCGAGTCTTACAAAGGATTCACTTTCTGGACATTATACAGCAATAGGCTATCAGCAATTTGCTCAAATTTTATCAGTAATTTTAAGTTCCTATATAAATGAACATATTTCTGACTTCCAGGATGTAGCATTTATAGAATACGATAATTAACTAAAGATGACAAATACGATCAAGATGCTATTCATCCATATTTAATAGATGGCAAAAAGGCACTTGCGAGAGCATGGATTAGTGGTCTGAAAAATATTCACCCGATAATTGATTAACGCGGATAATGTTAGAATTTACATTTGTAATAATTCACATATCAATGTATACAAAATGAAAGGATGTGCTATTTTGAAATGTAATAAACCGAAGAAAGACAAAAAACATTATATATTAATTGTTATATGTTTTCTTTTAATATTGGGGCCATTTTTAGTACGAGGTTGGATTTTATTGCCGGTTCTTAATTTAGGTGGAGTGGAAAAATTAAATCCTAACATTAATGAATCAGATATGTTAAGTTATTGGGGTACTGCTTTGAACTGTATTGGTACTTCGTTATTGGCGTATGTAACAATACGACAGTCAGACAGAGCAAATGAAATTAATGACAGATTGTTGAAATTACAAGAAAGAGAAAATAAAGAAGCATACGTAAATCTGGAGCAAAATAATATCGGTTTTAATGAAGAGAACAAATATAGATATGTTGAATTAAAATTCAATAATATCACGAATGTTCCAATCAATAATATTGAAATTCAAGGATGCGATAAAAGAATAATCAAGTTTAAGAACTATAATATAAATTCAAAAGGGTATTCGGTATTTATATCTGAATATGAGAATATTTGTGATGATATGAATTATAATCCGGTTACAAATGGTTATAGACTATATTTAAGAAATTATGGAGAGTCTTTTCGTATTCTTTCGTTTAAAGTTATAGTGACAAGTTTGTATGGAATATCCACAGTACAGTGTTTCAATATTTCAATGATGAAATCTCGTACAATTGAATGTAGATGTACATTGGAACCTTATATATGAAATTAAAGGACTTAGAGAGCTGAAAAGCTCTCTTTTTTGAAAGGAGCATTCCTGTAATTCATTAAAAGCGCCTACCGTTACTAACTAGATTATATCAATAGTAACGGTAGCATAGATTAAATGTTGTGGTTTTCAAACCACTCTGCCAGAGCTTTGCGAATCACCCAAGAGGCGGTTCGTTCCTCCTTTTCGCAGTAGGAGATGAGCTTATTCAGTTGCTCTGGTTCAAAACTGATAGACATCTTTTTATATTTGTCTTTCTCAGCTTTCTTTGGATGTGCCATGATATCACCTCCTGGTATCAATATATCAGATGGTAGTAAGTGGTAGCAAGATATACTGATAAAATCAAAGTAATAGGTGTATCAAACTTTTTCGCTTGGGGCCAATATTAAAGTTAATATTGAGAAAAATAATTCTGTAAATATCGAAAGAAAATATCAACTTGGAATGGTTGATTTATCAAAGGCAACTATTGGAGAACAAACAGAAAAATCTACAATTTCAAATGTAACTCTTTATCCTGTACTTATAAACAACACACCAAATGGTGAAGTTAGTGATTTGTTTAGATATTCTTGCCCAGTACAAGTTTCTGGTTCAATATTTCCGGAGTATACATTTGTAAGAATGGCTGATATGAGAAAGGGTGGCTATACGGTTGAATTTTATGTCGATGATGATTTCGAGTTTATTGTTTATAATGCAGTTTATGCCATTGTCATAGTTGATGATGTAAGAGTTTCCGATGGTATTTCTAACGTAACAAATTATGCTAAATGCCACACAAAAGTGTCGTTTTTAGAGAAGAAAAAACATCACATTTGTTTATGCTTTGGTGGTTCTGTAAGGTTCCATGGTATTATAACATGCGGAGTAGTAACAAGATATGAAGATACAAGATTACGACTTATATCTGATGGAGACAGTATTGTTGAAGGATCTTCTTGCATTGGAACAGCGTATAGTCAGTATGGCTGCATGATGGCAACGATGTCACATATTCTCAATATGGATTTTATGAATGTCGGAGTTGGCGGTAGTGGATATGTGAGAACAGGAAATAACGGACAGCCAAATATGGTAGATAGGTTTGACACATATATTACTCCTTATAATCCAGATTTACTTGTTGTTATGGCTGGATTGAATGATAGCGGCAACGACATTGAAAGCATAAAACCGTATATAGATTCATATTGGGAAAAAGTTAAATCGTTAAGTCCAAAATATGTCATTATGATTTCTCCATATTCTCCAACACCTACCCCTAATAATGGGAATATTGCAATCGCCGCTTATCTAAAAGAAGTTGCTGAAAGAAAAAAATATCCGTACATTGATACAATCAATGGAAAAACTTACGATGCGATGGGAAACATTATTAGTGAATATCCCCATGGCTGTTTAACGACCGCAGAACATAGAGAAGAGTGGTATGCGGAATATCTTAGTGGGCAGAGCGGTTACGATGGAACACATCCAAATAAAGTTGGGCATGAATGGATGGGTAGATATCTTGCAAACGAAGTATTCAAGATTTGCAAAGATGATTTTGGAATCGTTCGTTAATGGGGCTTGACTGAAATAGCATCAGGAACAGTACCACATCAGATTTTGGCAGATTCGGTACATTACACAATTGGAACTAAAACGGTGATCGGAAATATGTTGTACAAGAAATGTTGCGAGTTGAATATTTTTTGAGAAATCCCTATCCAATGTGTGGTATAATTTTCGTATCAAAAGTACGGGAGGAAAGGTAAATGAGTTGGAAAGAATGGAAACATGATTTAGACGAAGCAAACAAGGCGTATGATTCTGGAAGGATTGAAAGAGAAGTATATGAAACGAGGATTAAATATGCTTTATGCATGATTTATGAAGGGGGAAATGTTGAAATGGCAGAAGGCATTGCCAAAGCACATGGATATGATATGGAAAAATTATTAGAGGAACATTAAGGGAGGGCACAATATTAATAATACAATAAAAGAGTTTAAAAATAATGATATTCTAGAAATTTGTAAAAATTATATAAATTGTTTAGAGGAAATTGTGGAGGAATGCGAGAAAAAATTGGCTAAATGACTATTTATTTACATGAATTATATAATTGTAAAATGTTATGTTATTATAAGAATGCTTCCTTTGGAATATTAATTCCAGAGGAAGTTTTTTTATATGGTAATCCCTAAATGAAGTAGCAAAAATAAAATGACCTAGCCCATTGCGATTTTTATCAACATTTTAGAAAATGGTATTAAAAATGGGAAAGGAGAAATATATGAGTGAAGCCGAAATGATAGGAACTGTAGTTGTTGCGCTCATTGCTTTGCTGGGGTTGTACTGGACAGTATGCCGACCTATGTTAGAAAATCAGAAAACAATGGTGGAGCTTACTTGTGTTATGCGTGAATTAAAAGATAAATTGATATCTTTAGAAGAAGATAACACAAACTCACACAAACGAATTTGGAAAACAGTTGAAGAGCATACTTCAACGCTTTCGAACCATGAAGCAAGGCTAAATTTTTTGGAGGAAGGGAGGAAGTAAACATGAATGTTGATTTATCACAGATGGGTGTTGTTTTAGCAATTGTAGTTATTTGTTATTTGGTTGGTATGGCTGCTAAAGTTTCTAATCATTGCCCGGACAAAGCGATTCCTGTAGTTGTTGGTGTGGCTGGAGGTTTACTTGGCGTTGTTGGAATGTATGTTATTGCAGATTTTCCGGCACAGGATATTCTAAATGCGATTGCCATCGGAATTGTATCCGGTCTTGCATCTACAGGAATAGATCAGGCATATAAGCAGCAGAAGAAAGGGTGAATATAGTGGCAAATAAGAAAATTATTGATGTGTCGTCTTATAACGGTACTGTCAATTGGAAAAAAGCGAAGCAATATGGTGTTGATGGTGCCATTTTAAAAATTATTCGCAAAGATTTAAAGCGTGATAACGGCTTTAATAGAAATTATCAGGCTTGTAACGAGAATCATATTAACTGGGGTGTGTACAATTATACATATGCTACAACTCCGAAAAAGGCGAGGGCAGATATGGAGCTTGTCTGCAATATTCTTGATGGGCTTGATAAGAAATATTTTAAACTGGGTGTATGGTTTGATATTGAAGATCAGATTCAGTCGAAATTAAGCAAAGATGAGATTGCGTCCATTATCAATGCAGCCCAGTCAGTAGTAGAATCTCGTGGTTACAAATTCGGGGTTTATACTGGAATGAGTTATTTTGGTGAGCATATTAATGTAAAAAAAATAAACTGCTCCCATTGGTGGATTGCTCGCTATTATAAAGGTTATAAGGAGATGTCTTTTGCAACAAATCCAAACGGTAACTATAAACCGAAAAATACAGATATCATGGCATGGCAGTATACTTCCAGTGGTGTATTTCCTTCTAGTATTTCTACTGGAAATAGCGGAAAATTTGATTTTAGTATTTTATATAAGGACTTCTCATTAACTACATCTGACAAAAAGTCTTTAGAGACAATTGTTAAAGAAGTCATGAAAGACAAGTGGGGAACCGGAAAAACTCGAAAGCAAAGATTAGAGGCGGCTGGATACAATTACGAACAGGTACGTTCTACAGTAAATGATACAATTGACCGGCTTGTAGATGAAGTGATTGCGGATAAATGGGGCGAAGGAGCTGAAAGAGAAAGAAGACTTATGGCGGCTGGATATAATTATCAGCTTATTCGTGAATCTGTAAATAAGAGATTATCAAAGTGAGATTCGCTCACAATATTATACACCTCCATGAAAAAAGGACTGACTATATAGTCAGTCCTTTTGGTTCTAATTTTTCAGTTATTCAAGTGCTTCTGCTGTTCCGTCCCATAAATCATTCGTATCTACGACCTTGTATTTTTCTGTGCCGCAAACAAGTTCTGTGCCATCTTCTGACAAAATATATACACTTTCCGAGTTTGTTGTTATATATACTTTTCTATTGTCTTGCGAATAGGAACCTAATGCAGTATCTGTAACTTTTTTCGTAAATGGATCACATTTAGCCATATGAAGAATTTCTTCATCATCAAATCTTAAAACTATTATGTAACCGTCCAGGGAACCTAAAAAGTATTTATTTGTCACGCTTAATTCATTTTTGTTTTCGGGCAAAGGAAGTATACCATTTGCAATTAATAAATCCCTTCCTGCACTAAACAGAACTAATACGGCTATGACACCACATATTATTGCTATAATTTTTATACTTTTTTTCATTGATTCATACCTCCACTTAGTATAAAATATCATATATATTTAGTGAAAAATATTGACATTTTAAACAAAACATGTGTTTATAAAAATAAATTTTACCATGGGGATTTAAAGATAGTAAGGTGAATTTTATAGAATGTTTCTTTCATGAAATATAAGGATAAGGAATTGTAGAAGAGAAAAGAAATAGTGACAACATTTTGACAACATTGACAACGATATAGCTAAAATACATAAAATATAGTAAGATACGATAAAGTACCGAATATCCAGTATTTAAGCCACAAATAGCGATTTTAAGATATTCCTAAATATAGATAATAATATTGGGTAACAACCCTATGGTTGGAGCTACAGTAGCTGTAGCTGTAAGCGTAGAAGAAGCTGCTAAAGCAGGTAAATTCTAAGAAAACCGCATAAATAAAGGTTTTTAAGAAGTAGTTAGTAGTAGTAAAAAGTAGGATAATGTGTGTTGTTCATACATTATTCCTACACTACTCCTACACTTCATTCCTACACTCATTTCATTTTATTTTCTCCATTTCATCTTTTAACCATTGTACAGTTCTATCAGTATATACTTTCTCCGTAACATCATAAATCCTATGGCCAACTATGTATTTTATAGCATATTCATCTAAATTATATTTCTTAGCCATCGAGATAAATTGTTTTCTCGGATCATGCGCTCTATGCTTGGGATTAAGTTTTAATCCATCTCTAATATTTTCAAAACGATGCCTGTATTTATCGTATGTCATTTTAATACCGCTTTTTCTTTGACCATCAGCGCAATTGATCAGGTACTTGCTATTTATATTTATAGCTTCATCATATCGTTTTTTAATCAACGGTCGTATTTTCGAATGAATAGGTACAAGACGATTCATACCAGCGTCTGTTTTCATACCCCCAGTAAACACCCAATTATTCAGGTCAACTCTATCAAGTTCGATTAATCCTAATTCCTGAGGTCGCCATCCAGAATAACATTGAATGAGAATGACATCTACATAAGGAATTTCATCAACATTCTTCCATAATATATTCATTTCTTCTTCAGTAAAAGAAATATGTCCTCGTTTCTCTTCTTCAACTTCTTTTAATATATTATCTGATATATTAAATGTTCTGGCATAGTTTTTCTCAACTAAGTCATTCTCGTTAGCATAATCAAACATTAAATTAAATATAGATTTTATTTTACTTTTCATATTAGCACTAGCTTGTATTATTATTCCTTTCTCTTTTCTTGAAGCCTCGTTTATACACTTCTTTAAATGCTTAGCTCTTACATCGGTAACACGCATCTTATATAGAACTGAGCAATAATTCCATGCAGACTGAATATTTCGGGCATTCGATTTAGCTACGGTTTTTAAATATTCTTCAGACCATTTCTCATATAATTCAGCCATTGTCATAGATGATGTATTTAGATCATATGGATTCTTGTTATATTCAACAAGGGCTTCATATGCTTCATTGTATGTCTTAAAATAGGCGTTTGGCTTTAGAAGTTTCGATATAGGTTTACCTTCCGGAGTTTTACCGACAGTAACCATCGCTCGAAATCTGTTTCTTAAATTTCTATTTTTAATTTCACTTATTTGTCCAAAACCATTCGGTAATTTAGGACGTCCTTTCTTTTTACGAGTATATTTTCCAACGGCATTTGGCTGCATAGGAAAACCACAATGTGGACATATTATAGCCTTGTCACTAACTTGTAAATCGCATTCTTTACATTTTATTAACATACATATCATCCTTTCGGTCTATAGTTTTATTATTTTTCTGTTGACAAAAATGTAATGATTTTTATCACTATTTTTAGGATAATACTCCATAATTTCGTTCTATCTGATAATCTCATAACTATTATTTGCATAATTGTTTTTTTCAGAGGCAAAATGTGAGTTATTGCAAAATGGCATGTATGTAGATTGTTGCAAACTACACTTGGGGGCCTCCCCCCAACCCCCTGTGAAATCAACGTATGTGGCAAATTAGAACCTACATTTACCCCATTCGTTGATGATACAATTACCTACAAATGGATTTTGCAATTTTCTGTATTTTACTTCTGCAATAAACACATAATCTTTTTGCTGTTTAGAAGTATCATCTCATAAAAATTAATTAAAGACCGTCTAGGTGTTATTACTATACCACAGAACGGCATTCTTTAATATTCTTTTTTAATATGATTGATTTCCTAAAGAATTGGGTTCTTTTCCTATCATAGATAAATAGAAAGACGAATGTAAAATGTTAAAACAGTATTTTTTATACACCACGCGAAAAAAATGTAACGGATTATATCTCTGTGAAGTGCCAATTGGAATTGGAAAAAGTTATCAAGCGGCCCATGCCATGTAAGAATATAAAAAGTTCGTATCGATGTGTACTTTTTATGTTACCTCGTTTAATTTTTTGTAATATCTCTTTAGATGTTTTTCCAATTTCTTATAATACATACTTCCTGTCTTTTTACCCCAAGTAGAATTGATCTTTACATGTACTTCTTCTGGTGAAGAGGATTTCTTTATCATATCTTCCAATATTTTTAATATAGGGCTGTTCGCTTTTAATGAAAGCAAGCTTCCCAGGTGAGGTAACTGGATATTTTTTCTTTTTATAGAGATAGGGGTAAGCGCTTCTTTTTTTAAAGGTTCACTTCGATATATCTTTATTCCTTTATCTTTCCAAAATGACACGGCAGCATCAAAGCCTTTATCGTTTGTTAAAATGCAGTAAGAGGATTTTGAACCCACTCGTATTAAATATCCCAGATAAGAACACAGCTGGAAATCGAGAGCGTTTGCTGTTTTATTATGGCAATATATTGTCTGGATCTGGTTGATAAATGCTGCTAACTCTTCAATCTCATTACATGGAATAGAAGGACTTTTGTCTGTATAAAACAAAAATACTCTATCGCTTTTTTTAATATTTTCTTTTAAATAAGGAATCCATTTTGTTCCCACATTTTCTGAATCAACCATGTAATTTATCATAATGTATACTCCTTTTTTTTAATCTGTCTAAAAATGCTTTTTCTTGTCATATATAAAAGTTTTCTTTTTTTACTATATACTCTGAAGAAAAAAACTCATTTTTGTAAGAAAAAACGGAAATTGCAATAAACCTCCTGAGAATTTTTATTTTCGTACCTTTTCATATTAAAACTGTAAATATTTTTCAAAACAAGGAGGAATGTCAAATGGACAAAAACGAAGCAATCATAAGATATGCCCTGCAGCATAGGGAACTGGATGACTTAAAGGTGTGGCTGCTCAATGGAGGTAGTATAAAAGATTATTTTGCCAGCCACAAGCAGAATATCAAGTTGAATCTGAATCAAAGTACTTTCTCTGTGACCGCAAAAGATGCAGAAAAAATTGTGGAAAAAATGATGCCTGTCGCATTCAGCAAGCAAGATTTAATGCATCTGTATTTTAGACTATCAGAAGAAAAACAGATGGAATGGTACCCGAAAGTATTCCCATATTATCCGGATGCTATAAAAGTGAAGGAAAAACCAAGTTCAGAAGAGATTTTGGAAGCCGTAAAAAGAAATCATTACCTGACCATTCCACGATCGTTTTACGATATTCTATCAGATGTTGATCTGGCAGAGTGCCTTTTTGTAAATGATTATTTAATGCTAAAAATGCCTAAAGAACGATGGAATCCTACGCTTGCAGTCTTATTTAGTCAGAGATTAGCAGATAATGGGGCTTATTATGATCGGATATGTGTACCAGAAGGATGTCAGAATGAAATGTATTGGAAAAATCTCTGTAAGGCAGATGGGTTTTATTACCGCATCCTCCCAGAAAAATATCAGTATATCCTTTCAGAAGATCTGGTATTACATACTCTTCAACATTCAAAATCTTTTATTGGAACATATCATTTGTTTGAAGTAATCCCAGAAAGATTAAAAACAACGAAAGTTTCTCTGTTATGCTGTTTAAAACATTTTGCAGCGATCAGATATCTGCCAAAGAAATACCAGTGTGACCGGTTTTATGAGGTGTTATCTGATCATGGACAAAATTCTTTTTTAAATGAAATTGACCTTAAAACGATATCAAAAGATATGTTTATAAAGTGTATTCAAAGAATGAAGGGGAATTTTGATGGAAAAATCCCATTAAACTACTGGGATGAAGATATGGCTGTCATTGTAGCTGGACATATCCACACACTAAAGCTTATTCCAAAAAAATGGCAAACAAAAAATGTTTTTAAATCCTTTCTTTTAAAAAATGGAGCAAAGATCGATCAGATTCCGTTTAATATGATAGATGAGGATCTATGCCTTGCAGCGATGGAATCGAATTCTTTCGCTGCATTGAAGCACATACCTGATGAGATGAAAACAGATTCTTTTTGGGAAAAAGTGATTAAAAGAGGTCTTTTTTATAAAGTTTCCGACTTGCCAGAAAAATATCAGGTAGAGGCATGGAAACCGGAAAAATGCCGTTCTCTTTCAGACATCCCAGAAGAAATAAGAGATGAAGACCATGTGCTTGATTATCTTAAAGCATTGAAACATATCATCCCGATTGATTTTAAAGATTTTCAAACACAAAAGATATGTGATTACATTATGGAACAAGCAGAAAATCTAAACGCGAAATTATGGATATTAAAAGAGATAAAACCTAAGTTTCGAAGAAAGTTAGATATGCGTGAAGTCTTAACAAAATGTAAGGGTGCTGTCTTTATCCCAGGGCTTACGCCGGATGAGTTAAAAGAAAATCTGGCTGTTTTTCCAGAGAATATCCTGTTTGTACCTGATTGGTATGAAGAGATAAAAATACCGGAAAAATATTTTGAACCGGGACAGCAATTAACATTGTCAGATTTATTAAACTATGGAAAGTGTTCACAAAGTACTAAAAGGAGAAAATAGCAATGTTTGAAGTAATAGAAATAAGAACAGGTAAAAAATGTTTGGTGTATGGAGTAAGTCCGGGTGACACAGCAACATCAGCATGGTTTTTAATATATCATTATGAAATCCACCATTGGAGTTGGTGTGAAGCCGATGATTATAAACCAGTATCAAATAAAAACAAAAGGAGAAGATAAGATGAAGGAAAAACAGGGTTATAAGATTGTAGATATCAAATGGGATACAGACGGAGATAAAGCACTGTTTGATTCCTTGCCACAGGAGATCATCCTGCCAGAGCAATTTTGCACAGAAGATAAGGATGATTACGATTATCTGGATGAAGTATCAGAATGGCTTTCTGATGAATATGGATATTGCCAGAGTGGATTCCGTATCCAGAAAACAGTATCGCTCAAAGAATGGCTGATGATGCAGTTTAACTATTGTAATGCAATAGCATCGGACATTTCAGAGCATAATAAATCTAAAGAGATTCAAGAGTACACGAAACAGTTTGCAGAGATTGAAAGTCCTTTAGTGGGTGGAACAGATGAGAAATGGATCCGCATCAACTGGGGTGATATTTATATTTACTTATATGATGATGGAAGTATCCGCTATCAGCTGGATCCTCTTGGTGGTTATGGCAGCGAACTGATCGATACTTTTGACAGTAAAAGTTTTACGGCAGAAATCTTAACATTAAAAACAGCACCTGTTATAAGAAACAATGTTGTATGTTACGAAGAAGAAACAGGCTATCCAGATGATATACCAATGTATATCCCGATGAAATAACAAAAGGAGAAAGATTATGTTGAAAGAGATTAAAAAAGAAAAAAATGTAATCACGAATCAGGACTTATTTAATGAAATTATTAAAAAAGTTAAAAAATCTGATAAATGGCCGTCCAGTATTATAGACTATGAACTGGAAGAACGTTATGAAACAGGACTTTATAATTATGAGTTTAATCCTGTATTCACTCTGCAGCCAGGCAGTAATGAAGGATATTATCTAAGCCTTTATATCAGAGGATACTATGGTTTAACGGATAAGTTTGATCTTGTCTCGTTAGGGACAATCAAGACTCTGTTTACAGATAAGGAGAGTATTCGACAGATGGCTGCTCTTTATGGGGAGTGTCTAATCGCTTATGAAGAAATCATGAATGATGAACTGGATAAATTTACAAGAAAAGGGTATGACCTATTTCTGGTAGATGAAGAAGGAAAAATACGTCATTGTCTCTCTGGGCTTTCAAGTAAGGAAAAAGCAATAGAAAGATTTAAACTGTGTTCTGTAAGATATCGCAAGGGTGTCGTAAGGGACAATCTGACGAGAAAAGAGTTTGTATTATCAAAGTAAAACAGTATCAAAAAACAAAAGGAGAAACAATATATGGGACACCAGATTGAATATTACTCATCCAAGGTTACAACAGAAAAAAATTTGAAGCTCTTTATCAGTAGCATAACAGGTAATGCATATGATCCAAGAGAATCCGGAGGATATCATGGAAACCTTACGATACATAAAGATAAAGTATATAAAGATTACCATGAAGCTATCGAAGCCATCAAAAAATATAATAGTAGCTGGTATTCAGATCATATCGTAATGTATTATGATATTTCAGCAAAAGGCAGAGCGAAAGTAACAGAATGGGAAAAGAAAAGAGATAATTTTATTGAAACTCATTCTATCCATCAGCGTTCTTCTGCTTATATTGGCTGCCCAGAGTGTGGTAGCAAACTTTATCTTGGTTATATAAAGGGTGAAAAATGTCCTTTGTGTAACACAGATCTTCGCCCAAAGAGTACCATTGAAAAAATCAAATGGTATGATAAAAAAACGAAAGAATGTAGAAATAAAAATAAAGAGAAATGCTGGTTAGCAAAGATTGAATGGCATAGTTAAAAGCATAGTTTTTGTTTATAAAAAAGAGGTCTCTTACTGAGACTTCTTTTTTTATTAGAAAAATTAGATTTTTTCCATATGTTCATATTTACAATATCAAATTTT